TTCCGTCTGGTTGCAGGTGAAACCAAGTTCTTCAAAGGTCCAGTGATCGCTGCAATGGAAAAGGGTGCAGTCCTACTCCTCGATGAGATTGATCTTGCGAACCCTGCAAAGATTATGTGTCTACAGTCAATCCTTGAAGGTAAGGGATACTTCATCAAAAAGACTGGTGAGTTCATCACACCTGCTGACGGTTTCACAGTTGTCGCAACTGGTAACACCAAGGGTAAGGGTTCTGAAGATGGTCGATTCATCGGTACCAATGTGATGAACGAAGCATTCCTTGAACGTTTCCCGATCACTTGTGAGCAGGACTACCCAACACCAACAATCGAGAAAAAGATTCTTGGCAAGGTCTTTGCTGACTTGGGTGTCGATGACGGTGACTACTGCACTAAGTTAGTCGATTGGGCAGACATCATTCGTAAGACATTCTACGATGGTGGTGTCGATGAGGTGATCTCGACTCGTCGTCTGGTTCACATTGCCAAGGCATACTCGATCTTTGAGGATCGTATGACTGCCATTGATATGTGTATCAATCGTTTCGATGACGACACCAAGCAATCGTTCCGCGACTTGTACGCGAAGATCGATGCGGGTGTTCTCGCGAGCGATGATGGGTGGGATGAAGAGTCTTCTGACGATGCCAATGTTCCTTTTTAAGGAGACTAAATAAATAACTAAGGGGTTGACTCAGACCCCTTTTTCGTTTACAATGTATTATAGTATTCAAAAATAAGGTGAATGATGGAACTAGAAGTTAAAGTAGAAGATCTCAGAAAACGAAAGGTTTTCGTCGCAACTCCTATGTACGGTGGTAACTGTCACGGTATGTATACCAAGTCGACTGCAGATCTTGCAAAAATGTGTGCTCACTATCAAATTGATGTGAGGTTTTTCTATCTGTTTAACGAGTCTTTAATTACTCGGGCTCGTAACTATTGTGTTGATGAGTTTCTCCGATCTGATTATACTCACTTAATGTTTATCGACTCTGATATTGGATTTGATCCAAATGATGTATTGTCGATGTTGGCATTAATGGATCACACAGATCCAGAAAATGATAAGCACATTATGTGTGGACCTTATCCTAAAAAAACAATCGCGTGGGAAAAAATCAAACACGCAGTGGAGAAGGGATTTGCAGATGAGAACCCCAACAACTTAGAAAGGTATGTTGGAGATTTTGTATTCAATCCTGCACAAGGTCAACGAGAAGTTCGTCTTGATGAACCAGTAAAAGTTCTTGAAGGTGGAACTGGGTTTATGATGATTGACAAATATGCATTCAAGAAATTCGATGAAGCATATCCAGATTATTCTTATCTGCCAGATCATGTCCGCACTAAGCACTTTGATGGTACTCGTGAAATCATGATGTACTTCCAAGCACTGATTGATCCGCAGTCAAAACGGTATCTGTCAGAAGACTACATGTTCTGTCAGTGGATGCAAAGAGTCGGAGTTGACACTTGGATGTGTCCTTGGATGAAACTACTGCACACTGGTTCATATACCTTTGGTGGTTCTTTAACTGATCTAGCACAGATTAATGCAAGTGCGACAGCAGATCCGGATAAAATTTCTAGGATGAAAAAGTAAGTGAATAAGTTTCGTTATGATGAAGACAAGTACCTAAAAGAACTTTACAAGTACATCGAGGGTACTTATGGTGAGCATTACAGCAAGAACAAGTTCCAAGCAACAGAGTTCATTATAGACAGTGGTCATGGTGATGGATTCTGTATTGGAAACATTCTCAAGTATGCACAACGGTACGGTAAAAAGAATGGATACAATCGTGCCGACTTGCTTAAAGTGTTGCACTATGCTATAATCCAACTACATGTACATGATTTGAATAACCGTGATGGAGAAGTAAATGATGAAGATCAGTGATACAACATTTGATGTGTTAAAGAATTTTAGCACCATCAATCAGTCATTGGCATTTAAGAAAGGCAGTACGATTCGTACAGTCTCAGAGCAAAAGACCATTCTGGCACAAGCAACAGTGCCAGAGGTATTCCCAGTAGACTTTGCAATCTATGAGTTGAACCAGTTCCTTGGTTTATCCTCTCTGTTTGAAGAAGCAGACTTTGACTTTGGTGGTCGTCAAGTGACACTTCAAGAAGGATCGTCAAAGGCAAACTACACCTACGCAGATCCAAGCATGATCACTACACCTCCAGAGAAGAACATCGAACTCCCTTCAGTGGAAGTTCAGTTTGAAATGAGCAAGGCAAACTATCGTCAGATTCTCAATGGTGCAAACCAGTTGGGACTGCCAGAGGTGGTTGTCACGAATCGTGATGGGAAAGTCTCGTTGGTTGCCACAGACACCAAGAACCCATCATCAAATGAGTTCGCGATCTCGTCTGATACAGACACCGATGCATCGTTCCAGTTTATCTTCAAGATCGAAAATCTCAAGTTCATTCCAAACGACTACACACTGAGTATCTCTAAGTCTGGCATTGCACACTTCAAGAGTGAGAATGTCCAGTATTGGGTTGCAACAGAATCAGGTTCAACTTTTGAGTAAGTTTTTTTTAGAGATAGGTTCTTGTGATTTTGATACTTGCTTCCCCCTGTTAAAAAATGGATGGAGTGGGATTATGGTAGAGGCAGTACCTGAGATTGCTATGTCCTTACCTACTCATGAAAATCTCACAGTTATTAATACTGTTGTGACCGACTATGATGGGGAAATTGACTTCTATGTTTCTGAAGGAGATGATTGGGTTAAAGGAATTTCCCATGTCGCAAGTAAAAATCATAAAGGGACTAAACTCCTTGAGATGCGCGCAAACCAAGGATTTGTGAAAGGTAAATATAAATTTCCTTGTATGACTCTCGATACTTTAATTGATCAGTATGGCATAGAAAAAATAGACTTTTTGAAACTTGATGTTGAAGGACACGAAACAAATATTATTGAATCCTATTCTTGGAAAATTAAACCCATGTTCATCAAACTTGAACACTGGCATATTGATGACAAGAACATGAAAAGAATTCTTGAGTCACTAGGATACTTAGTGTATACTGAATCAAGAGACATTTATGCTATATTATGATTGGAGTGAACATGCGCGAAGACTTTCTATGGGTGGAGAAATATCGTCCTAAAACTGTAGCAACGACAATCCTACCGTCTGAGTTACAGCAAACATTTCAGACCTTTGTGGAGCAAGGCAATGTACCGAATCTCTTACTATCGGGTTCTGCGGGTATTGGTAAGACTACGGTTGCTAAAGCAATCCTTGAAGAATTGGGTTGCGACTACATTGTCATCAATGGTTCCGATGAGGGGAGACTCATCGATACCCTTAGAACAAAAATCAAAGGATTCGCATCGTCGGTTTCATTAAGTGGTGGACGTAAGTATGTCATCCTTGACGAGGCAGACTATCTGAATGCTGACACGGTGCAACCTGCGTTACGTAACTTTATGGAAGAGTATTCTCGTAACTGTGGGTTCATCCTAACGTGTAACTTTGTCAATAAGATCATCGCACCACTACACTCTCGATGTTCAGTCATTGAGTTCAAACTTCCCAAAGATGAAAAGCAACGAATGGCAGGGGAGATGTTCTCACGATGCAAGGAGATTCTTGAACTGGAGAATGTCGAGTACGACAAGAAAGTCGTCGCAAAGGTTGTGATGAAGTTCTTTCCAGACAATCGTCGTGTGCTCAACGAACTACAACGATACTCTGTCACTGGCAAGATCGATGCAGGTATCCTCGTCAACTTTGAGGATGTTAACATCAAGCAACTCATCGATGGACTCCGCAACAAAGAGTTCACCAATGTTCGTAAGTGGGTAGCACAGAATGTGGATGGCGACACATCAGCAATCTTTCGTAAACTCTACGACTCGATGAGTGAGTATGTCCAACCACAAAGTATTCCTCAAGTGGTAGTGACACTTGCTGACTATCAATATAAGTCTGCGTTTGTCGTTGATCAAGAGATCAATCTGATGGCAATGCTGACTGAGTTGATGGTAGAGGTGGAGTGGAATGAGTAATCCATTTGACTATGTAAACTCCATCAACCAAACCAAAAAGAACCTCATGCGAGGAACTGAGAATGATCAATTGGCAGAGAAGGGATACAATCCTTTCCTCACCAATCGTGCCTTATCGTATCACCATGACACGGTTGGTCTTGCTAACGAGATGAACCAAAGGTCTAA